AGAGAGGAAATTCAGCAACCGCTAGAGGCGTTATTCCTCCTCAATTATTTATAGAGATTTTCAATTCGTTATGAAAAGAATCAACCGGGGAGCTATTATTAATGGGCAATATGTAAAGCATATATCTTTTAGTCGTGCCGTACTTTGGATGACGCGCGAACTTTCCCTTCGTAAAAGTATTCTTCTTACGTTGAAATGGAATGGAATAAAAGAACTTGTTTTTATTGATGATAAGAAAAAGGAACGATGGGAATTTCAATATAAGGATATATCCGAGTCCGGGCATTTAAAACAGGTCGGACAGGAAGAACAGTGGTATTTTCCTATTGGAATTGCAAAAGTAATTAAAATAGAAAATACTCCTCTTGAAGCTATTTAGTATATCAGACTATAACAACAACCCTTCATACAATGACCTACAAGCCCTCTCAAAATAACTCAACGTATCTTTCATCCTTTATTATTATAATAGGAAAAGGTATAATGAAAGTATGAAAGATTTATCCAAAGTGTCATGGGGAGAACATCAGGTTTGGGAGAAAGCATGGCATAATAACTGCGTCAACTCTTACTTCGAGGAAACAAAGCAAATTGTATATGCAAAGAAGATGGGATTAATAGCAACCGGGGATGAGGGAAGATTCCCTTCATATGATATGCAGGGCAAAAGCATTCTTGATATAGGCGGTGGTGCATATTCATTACTTCTTAAATGCAGAAACTACAGTAAAGCAACCATCATCGATCCATGTGATTATCCTGAATGGACTACAATGAGATATAAAGCTGCAGGAATTGATATCATAAAAGCAACAGCCGAAGAGGTAGCAGCAATGCCACATGATGAAGTATGGATGTATAATTTATTACAGCACACAGAGAATCCTGAATTGATAATAGCAAACGCGCGCAAGCAGGCTCCTATAATCAGATTATTTGATTGGGTAGGGCATGGTGTCACGATGGGGCATCCACAGGACTTGAAAGCGGATTTGCTTGATAAATGGTTAGGGGGAAAGGGAACTGTTGAGGATATTTGGTATGCAACACAGTTCTTGGGGCATGGGTACTTCGGTGTATTTAAAACATAATATGGCTACATTAAGGCAAAAACTCGTTGTAAAGAAAATCACGGAAAATCTCGGAAAAAAGAAAATGAAACCATTAGGAAAGATATTACGAGAGAGTGGATATTCAAGAGAGACATCAGAGACGCCAAAAAATGTCACAAAATCAAAGGGATATATAAAAGAAGCAAAACCATTTCTTGATAGATTGCTTAGGATAAGAGATCAAGCACTCGCAGAGCTTGAACGGAGAGGATCAAAGGGAGTAAAATTGAAGATGGAGCAATACCATCATCTTACTGACAGTATAGAAAAATTCACAAAGCTATCGGAGCTTCTTAGTGGGAAACCAACTGAGAGAATAGATTTCAAGGGATGGACGCCAGCAGAACTCGCAGAGTATGCCTCAACAGGTAAAATACCCGGACGATTTAATGATGAGAGCTAAGGCACGCGCTCATCTTGAAAGTCTAAAGAAAAACAGCAAATATCTCTTTTACACTCCAAACGGTAAATTGGAGAAATTCATTGAGATAATAGGTGAGGATAAGCACTTCATCAATCTTCTTATTGCTGCAAATGGTATTGGAAAGACAGCAGGGATGAGTAATATCATTGCCAACCTTGTATTCAAAGAAAAGAATTTAGATTGGTTTAATTATCCTCTCTTCACAAATTTTCCCTATTTAAAGACCGGGCGTATCGTCTCAGATCCAACCACCATATCTCAAACAATCATCCCTGAGCTGCATAAATGGTTTCCAAAGGGTAGATATACAACTGGAAAAGAAGGTAAGAATTACGAATACAAATGGAAAACAGATGCTGGATTTGAGTTTGATATCATGAGTACAGAGCAGGAGCCAAAGGAATTTGAAAGTAAGACACTTGGTTTTGCATTATTCGATGAACCACCACCTGAAGCTATATTCAAGGCTACAATTTCGCGTATGAGATTGGGAGGGATAATTATTGTCGTATTTACTCCTCTCTCAGGTTCAGCATACTTTTACGATAGCTTTGTTACACATAAGGATACAGTAACCTATTAATATGGAAGAAGATATACTAACAGGACTTAAATCGGTCGGGTTGCTTCAGGCTGATATCGAGGCAAATTGCAAGGAGCATGGCATTCGGGGTATACTTAATCATGCTGATATTATGAAAATGGTGTCAGAATACACAGAAGATGACAAGCAAGCTCGTATTTATGGACGTTTTCAGCATTTGACAGGTCTTGTATATAAAATGTTTACTCGTAAAATCCATGTAATTAAACCCTTTGCTATTGACCTTCGTAACTTCTGTGTATATGAGCGTGCAGACGTTCATCCACGCAATCCTGATGCCGTTGGATGGTATGCAGTGGACAAAAGCGGAAGGAAGTACATAATCGATGAGCTATATGGCAATTACACGACTGAGGAGCTTATTTACCGAGTCAAACAGAAGAGTGACAACTACCGCATAATTGACCGTAAGATAGATCCCTCAGCCTTCATCACCGACCAACATACAAACAATAGCCTTGCCCAGCGCATTACGACTCTAAGCAATTACTCACTTAGATATACCCCTGCTTCAAAGGAACGGACAATGGCAAACGTCCGGGTGAAGGATGCTCTTGACTATCAGGAGTTGAATGGCAACCTTGTGAAGCCACCTGAGCTATATGTCTTTGATACATGCGTTCGTCATATATTCGAGTTTGAGCATTGGCAATATAATGAATACACAGGCAAGACTGCAGAGCGTAGGCACCAAAGCGAGACTCCACAGGATAAGGACGATCACATGATGGAGAACACCGGGCGTTTTATGATTGATGAACCGAAGTTCTTTGAAATGCCAAAGCTGTCAACATTAAGTGGTTCATTTCAAGGTGAAGAGCCAGTATTCGATCCGTATTAATATGATCCAAAATTTAACCACAGACCAGCGCAAGAAGCTCTCAGGAACACGCCTCACTATGCAGGTGTCTCCTTATGAGGCTGCAGTGATTGAGGAATTGAGAAAGCATCTACATGCGGAAGTGATTGTGACTGTTCTTGATGGTATTCCGTATCGATGCAAGCTGTCAATAAGCGTAATGATGGAGCAATCACAACAGTTTGAAGATATAATTGCACAAATAGCAAAGAAAGCATTATAATAATAGTATGGGTAATAGTGATGATTCGTTCTGAGCTTGAACCCGGATACAGAATGTAGCTCAACAGCAGAGCGCACGTTTTGGGAACGTGAGGTCGCTAGGGCAGCACTAGCCATTTTGACAACAAACCATAATATAAGGAGTTCTCAGTCATGGAGACTGAGCTTAGTTCGGCATACACTCCGAAGCTCCGCGCAAGGGATTGAGAAAAGTTCGATTTCAGACAACTCCGAAAAGGAAACTGAAAGAAGAGGGAGCATTACCCTCCAATTCCACTAAGGGCGATTGGTTCAAAAGAAGAATAGTTGATTTGCAATCAATTGACAGTGGAGCGTTACCACTATCGTCCACAATAACCGATTATGGAATTTAATCGGGGGCTTTTTGACAAGTGCCTTCAGCATTGGGTTGTTGAGAAGTTAAAGCCTTTATAGTTAAACGGCATAACGGACGTTTTGTAAACATCAGTTCGAGGTTCAATTCCTCGTTGAGGCTCATGTCGATAATAGGACTGTTGAAGTGCTTATTCAGACAACATCATTCATGGAATATGATTGATGTAATTCAACTGGTACACGGTCGTCAGCGCATTTTCCTGCTCTGTGAAGAGTGTGGATGCAAAAGGTCATATATATGCTAAATTTACCAAACACAATGCTTTCTGACCGAGTGGTTAAGAAAAAGTATCGCTTTCATATTCCCGGCTATGCACATCTTCCCTGCCATCCTAAATTCTACTCATGCGCATTCACTCACAAGATCCTTAAATTCTGCGACATGATGATGTCATTGGGGCATGAGGTCTATTTCTATGGAGCTGAGGGATCACAGGTCAACTGCACTGAGTTCATTCAGACTCATACACTTAAAGATATCAGGCGTGCATGGGGAGATAAGGACAAGCAAGGGGCAAAATGGGAACTTGGTTATGATTGGAAAGCTGAAGCAGGGTATCGAATGGAACCTGATACTATGGAGCGACAGGCAGTCATTGCAAAGATGTTTGAAGCACAGATTGCAGGCATTCAGGCACGCAAGAAACCTGATGATTTCCTTTGTATGACGATGGGTATATTCCATGAACCAGTCAAGTCAGCAGTCAAATTGCTTCTTAGTGTTGAGACAGGTGTTGCATATAGAGGGGTAAATACACGCTTCTGTGCTTATGAGAGTGAGTTTCAGCGCAATTTCATATGTGGTATGCAGGGAGTGGGTAAGGATGCACAGAATGGCAAGCTTTATGACCGCGTTATCCCTAATTACTTCAGAGAGAGTGAGTTCCCGGCTGAGGCAGTCAAGACAAATAAAGCAGATCGAGTTGATAAGAACGGTAAGGAGTTTATTCTTTTTGTCGGTCGAATGATTCCACGAAAGGGAATTAATATTGTGGCTAAACTTGCAATAGATTCCAAAATGGAAACATACTTTGCAGGTCAGGGGGAATTGGAAGGGAAGAGAAAGAATATCCACAGATTAGGAGTATTGAACCCCGAACAAAGGTCATGGTGGATGTCACGCGCAAAGGCAGTGATTGTTCCTACAATCTATATGGAACCGTTCGGAGGAGTAGGAGTTGAGGCAATGCTATCAGGAACCCCTATTCTTACCACAAACTTTGGCGTATTCCCTGAGTACAATATGAATGGAGTAACTGGGTACCGATGCGACATGATGAAGGATTTTAGGAAAGCTCTCACGCTTGTTGATGATCTTGACCGCACAGTGATCCGTAAGTATGCAGAGCGATATCTGATGGAGAATATCAAATGGGAATACCAAAGATGGTTTGATGAGATATATTCTCTTTATGAGGCTATCCAAAGCGGAGACAAAAAGAAATTAAAGAATATATGGTTTGCTAAATAATATCAATTTAACTATAATTATAGTAATGAGCGAAAAAATAATGCAGGTACATCAACTGAAGATACTGAAGGTCGGGCAATACCGTGATGCGAATTTCCTTCTACAACGTATGGGGAATGCGTTTCAATATATTCTGTACTGGGAAGGGCAATTCTATCAATCCCATGTCATTATGAACCCAGAGAAGGGCAAGGCTGACTTTACCCATGCACAGGAAGTGGAAGTTGCACTCCTTATCAATAACTTTATGCAAACGACTGTTGATACGCTCGTTGCCACAAAGAAAAAGATGCTGGAAGATGCAAAGAAAAAGAAAGTAAAAAAAGGCAAGTAAATTCTTATATAATTAATATATGGCTGATAAACAGGATACAAAAACACCAGATTATTCAAAGTTAATTAAACAAATACAACTTGAATATGCGCTTTGTTGGGATAACCAACAGGCACGAATCGTTGTAGGTCTTGAGCGTCTTGCGCTCTACAATAACCAGAAACGTGATAAATCATTAGTCGGTGATCCTCTCCTATTTACGGTTCATCAGACCGTTCTTGCTTCTCTTTACAATGATAGGCTTGGAGTGTCATTCTTAGGGCGTGAATCCGGGGATGATGAGACAAGTGACAACTTGACTGCAATGGCTCAATTTGATTATGAGGTCATGCAAAAGGATGTACTTGATTATTACTGGGATTGGGATGCTTCCTTCTTTGGGAGAGGCATCGTTAAGCTCTATGAGTTCAATCGAGATAAGAAGTTCAACTGCCCTATTCCTGAACTGTTCGATCCAATGACTTTTCTTCGTGATCCAAAAGCCATATCTATTGCCGGAGATATCAAAGGTCGAGGAGCCATGAGGTTTGGAGGACGTGAGATTTCACTCTCAAGACGACAGATCACTGGGGATAGAGGATATATCGATATAAAGGAACTAAAAGCAGGTGAAGAAGTAAAATCCCTTATTAAGCAGGCAAATGAGGCACGAGATAAAGCATCAGGACTTGATAATATCAAC